ATGTATCAGAACAATCAAATGATGAACATGATGCAGGCTAATAATTTAAACCAACGCTATGGCGCGGGTAATGTTTATTACCCTAGCGGCCAATACGGCAATTCTACGCCTGTAGGAGAGTTTTAATCATGCCACTTGACACTAATATTGCCTTGCAAGTGCGGCCGTTCCAGATGGAATCGCCGGTCAATGCGATGTCGCAGATGTATCAACTGCAAGGCGCGCAACAAGCCAATCAATTAAATGCTTTAAAAATGGCCGAGTACGAACGCGCCCGTACTGAAGAAGAAGGCTTGCGTAATTTTTTAGCTGGCGCGGACATTAAAGCGCCTCAAACGCGGGCTGAATTAACAACTAGGTTTGGTAAAACTGGACTTGGCTACGCTAAAGCGTTGGCCGAACAAGAAGCCGCCGCGTTAGAACAAAAGGTTAAACAGCTTGACTACACAAGCAAAGTGACCGAAGCTGCGGCAAACATTTATGGCACAGTCAAAGATCAAGCATCTTATGACGCTGCCAAGCCTAAATTGCTAGCGCTTGGTGGTGACTCAAAAGCATTACCTGAAACATACGATCCTAATTACATTCGCCAAGAAATGTTGGCGGCAACAAAAGTTAAAGATCAATTAACTTTGTTTGCACCTAAACCAAAAGAAGTTAAACGCGCTGACGGCAGTATTATTTTCTTGGATGAAAACCCCAACAGCCCTAGTTATGGCAAAGAAATATTGCCTAGCCAAGCGGCAGGCATGACGCCTTTTGAAACTGCGCGCTTACCAATTTTGCAACAAACAGCTAATGCCTCAACAAGTCAAGCTGCAACGGCGCGCGGCCGTTTAGGCGTTGAGCAAAGCGGATTAAGTTTGCGTGCTTTGCAAGCAGATCCATTTAATTTGGCTGGCGCGCAAGCCGCATTTCCTTTGACGCCTGCGGGCGGCGGTGGCAATGTTATGGCGCCTGCTGGAAATGTTAACGCTATGGCGCCCCGCCCAGCCGTTGCACCAGCACCTGCTATGGCACCCGCCGCGCCAGCAGACACAATCAGCGGTAAACAAATGCCTTTAGGTGAAGCGATCAATAAAGGCATTACTGGCCCTGATTTATTGGCGGTCATACCTAAATCATTGGCAGGGCAAGTGTCAGCCATTTTGGAACACCGCGCAGCGCCGCCTTCTGGTAACACTACGCGTTCATCTCAATTGATGCAAATTGTGCAGGCCGCCGATCCTACATACGACGCGCAACAGTACAAAACTAAACAAGGTATTGAGACAGCGTTTACCGCTGGTTTGCCATCGCGTACTTTGAAATCTATCAATGTTGCTGACGATCACTTAAAAGTCTTGAATAGCACAATTGACGCGCTTCAAAATGGTAATGTAAAAGCGTTTAACCAATTGGGCAACACAATTGCAACGCAATTTGGTTCTCCCGCACCGACAGATTTTAATGGTGTTAAAGCTATTGTTGCGGATGAACTTGTTAAAGCTATTCTTGGCGGCGCAGGCGCGCTAGGCGATCGTAAAGCTATTCAAGAAACTATTAACTCAGCTATGGATCCTGACGCTTTGCGCAGTATGATCAAGCGTTACCAAGAACTGATGGACGGGCAACGTACAGGTCTTGCAGAACAATATAAATCTGGCGGCGGTAACAATGCGAATGTTTTAAGTTTGCTAAATAAAAACAAACCTGCTGCGGCGGCTGCAACAGGTTCTTGGTCGGTGGTGAAATAATGGCTGATCAAATCTACAAAGTTCGTGATCCTAGCGGCGCGATCCGCGAGATCAAAGGCCCATCTGGCGCAACTGATGAAGAAGTGATTGCACAAGCGCAAGCACTATTTGCCGCGCCTGCGCAAACAGGCACAGGCATGCCCGGCCCACGCAAAACGCCTACGATGGGTGAACTGGCGCTATCTGCACCACCTGCACGTTTGTTGATGGGCGCCGTATCACCTTTGGTTGGCGCTGTGCAGCTTGGCGCTAACGTGGGTGATTACATTAACGAAAAAATGGGTCAAAAGCCTGTTGTTAGCAAAGCAATTGCCGATTGGTGGAATAACCTTCAAGCTACAAAAGAACGCGGCATGGCTTTTGGAGAAGCGCCCGGCGTTAAACCTGTTGATGTATTGGGCGGCGTTGGCACGTTAATGACTGCGGCGGCGCAACCGTCAAGTGCTGTAACAACAGGCAAACAAATTATTGAAGGTATGAAGCAAGGCGCTGTTGTTGGCACTGCTTTGCCGGGCACAACCAAACTGTCTGACCAAGCCGTTGGCGGCGCTGCTGGAACTGTGTTAGGCGGCGCGGCGCCTTTTGTTATACCTGCGGCGGCCAAAGCGTTAGGTTGGATGTGGGACACCGCAGGCGGTCGTCTTATCCAAGTTAAAGCAGGCAAAATCTTGCGTGAGGCGGCGGGCGACGATGTAGCGGCCATTATGGCGGCCAATGCTAAGGCGGCGCCCGGACTGTCTTCTGGCCAAGCGGTGCAAGAAGCAAACGTGCTATCGCCAGTATGGCAAGCGCTAAACCAGCGCGCGCCGACCGCTAATGTTGCGTCTGCAAAAGCAGTTAAAGAAGCCGCAGAACAAGCTGGCCGCGTAGAAACCCTTCAAGCCGTTACACCTGACTTAGCCAAGTCTTTGGATGTACGTGAATTAGCCGCAACCGCAAACTATGGCGGTGCAAGAGCCGCTGACGAAGCGCGCCTTGCCGCGCTAGCCTTACAAGAACAACAATCGCGTTCGTTAGCAGGAACAGCAGGGCCAACTTTTGAAGCCAAACTTACGCCAGCTTTGCAAGCATTAAAAAGCAATTCAGTAATTTCCGCAGCCGAAGCAACAGCCCGCGACATGGGCGTCAATGTAGGCAAAGATCCAATGAGTACGCTTCAAGGTTTGCACCTTATGAAGCTGGCCATCGACGCGCAATTTAAAAATCCTACTGCCGCAACAGCATTACAAAAATATAACACCGCGTCCCTGCAAAATGCCAAAACGCAATTGTTAGCCGCAATTGATGAAATATCGCCGCAATACACTGGCGCGCGCATGTTGTACAGCCGGTTATCCGAGCCAGTCAATCAAGCGCAAGTCTTGAACAAAATGGTGGAAACCCTTAAAGGTTCTGGTACTGCTACTGAAAAGCCTGCGCAATTCTTAAATGCGCTTGGCCAAGGCGAGTCTGCGCTAATTAAAAAAGCAGATCAAAACCCACGCTTTGGCGGCCTTAGCGAAATTTTGACGCCTGAACAGATGGCCGCAGCCAACAAGGTTGCAGCCGAATTAAAACGCGAAGCAAGTATGGCTGACTTGGCCAAGCAAGGCACAGAAGCCTTGTCCGGCATTTTAAAAGAACGCGCCGTCACTGCGCCGGGCGTTAACGCAACATCTGCGGTTATCAATAAAGTGTCCGGCATTTTGCGTGGTCGTGTATCTGACAAGACCATGGAAGCATTGGCCAAAGGCATGCAATCTGGCCAAGGCGCTAACGAGTTGTTGGCCACACTGCCTGCGGTTGAACGAAACGCGGTTCTTAAAGCGCTTGCCGAATCAAAAGTAACTGGTGCAGAAGCTGGCGCGGCAGTTAACGCCATGGCGCCTCGCCGTAAAAACCAAAACGCATTGGCTCGATAATGGAATCGCAAGTTCTATTTAACATAGCAGTCAGTCTGGCGGGGTTCTTAGGTGGTTGGATACTCAACAACATCTACAGATCGCTTGAGCGCCTTGACAGTGACGTGCGGGCTATGCCTCTAAACTACGTTAGCCGCGACGACTACCGCGCTGACATGCGTGACGTTAAAGAAATGCTTGGTAAAATTTTTGATAAGTTAGACAACAAAGTAGACAAATGAAATGGGTGCTTGCGGCTGTTTTAATACTTTCGCAAGTGTCATCCACAAAATATCGGTGCGTTAAATGGGCGTGGACGGGTGATGTTTATAACCGCAAGGTTGTTTGCCTGAAGTGGGAAAAAATATGATAGACCCTTTAATCGCCCTAGAAGGGCTACAGCAAGCCATAGGACTTGTCAAAAAGGCAAGCAAAGTTGCTAACGATCTAGCGGGCCTGACCCCTATGATCGCTAAGATGTTTGACGCCAAAAGCGTGGCCACCCGATCCATGGTCGAGGCCAAGCGCTCGGGCAACAAGTCTAACCTTGGCGTAGCCTTACAAATTGAGATGGCGCTTGATGAGGCCAGACGCTTTGAAGCTGAGTTGATGCTGCTCTTTCAAGCCACTGGCCGCGTAGACGTGTGGAACAAGATCAAAGAGCGCCAGCAGCAGATGGACGTTGAAGACGCCCATCTAGCGCGCCAAGCCAAGGCCGACGAAAAGAAACGCAAAGAAGATGAAGCCGAGCAGATGGCATGGGCGGTTGGTATTGTCGTAATCGTCATGCTGATAGGCGCTGTTGGTTGGGGCATCGCTGAGATTGGCGATATGTGCGCCCGGTCAAGGTGTGGGCGGTGAATGAGTACCAGAAGCAATTCGATCTGTTTCTCAAAGTGTTTGTGCGCTTGTGCATCGCTTGGTGGGTGCTTGGTCTTTTGCGGTTCTTGCCTGACGATTTGTCAAACAAGATTGTGAATAAACTACTTGGAATGATTGGACTGTAATGCTAACCCTACTCTCAACCCTGATCTCTTTCTTGATGGGCGGCCTGCCCAAGCTGCTGGAGTTCTTCCAAGACCGCGCTGACAAGATGCACGAGTTGGCGCTGGCGCAGATGCAGATTGAGCGCGAGTTAGAGTTGCGCAAAGCTGGCTTTGAGGCGCAAGAGCGCATCGAGCATATCCGTACAGAGCAGTTAGAAACTGAAAGCGCAGCCGCCACCAGTCAGGCCATCATCGGCGCCCAGCAGGCTGAGATGCAGGCCATCTATGCGCATGACACATCGCTCAATGAAGGCACTAGCCAGTGGATGCACAACTTGCGCGCCAGCGTTCGCCCTGTCATTACCTACGGGTTCTTTTTCTTGCTGGTGTTTGTTGACGTTGGCTTGTTTGCCTACGGCTGGAATAACGGCGTCAGTTTTGTAGAGTTGGCTGAGATGCTGTGGGACTCAGATACCCAAGCGCTGTTTGCGTCCATCATAGCGTTTCACTTTGGTGGCCGGGCGTTTGGCAAATGATGCAAGTCTCCGAGAAAGCAATTGAACTTATACGCCATCACGAAGGCGTAAGATACAAACCATACCAGTGCCCAGCAAAGCTGTGGACAATAGGAGTAGGCCATGTTCTTTATCCGAATCAAATCAAAATACTATTGGCTGAAAGGGGCGCTTACGCGCTTCATCCTGAAGATAGCCGGACGTTTACCAAAGACGAAGTAGATGGAATTCTCAGGGCTGATCTTGACCGTTTTGAGCGAGGCGTGGAACGCTTTTGCCCAGTACCCCTTACGCAAGGTATGTTTGATGGCCTTGTGTCTTTTAGTTTTAACGTCGGTTTGGGAACACTCCAGCGTTCGACGCTTCGTCAGAAGTTGCTTCGGGGCGATAAAGAGGACGCTGCCGAAGAACTTCTAAAATACTGCATGGCGGGCGGCAAGGTTCTTAAAGGCTTGCAAAACCGCCGCATAGACGAGCGCCGTCTATTCCTTAACTAGCGCTCGGTACGCCTCTATGGCGGTCTTCAGGTCGCATTGCAACTGCTGAATAATGTCATCCTGTTCGCACAGTTTGATGTAGCACTCGCCGGCAAAGTCGACCAACGTCTCGCGTTCCCAAATGTCAAACTTGGGCATCTGAATTTGTCGTTTTCTCCATCCGCTAGTCATTGATTTCTTTCTTTGAAGGTGCGTCCAGTTCGCGTCTGTAATACTTGGCCGGCATCTTGGCGTTCTTGTCCAGTTGTTTGCGCAGCCAGTCAATCCCGCCAAGTTCTTTAAAGACTAGCATGTGACGATCTGACAGACGCATGGCGCGGTATTTAAGTGGTTCAAGGGGTTTGGGGCGAGGCATTTACCTGACTCTCCTAAGCGGCATGTCCATGACGCGTTCTGGCGGTGGGGGCGGCATGTGTTCTGACGGCGGCGTCCAGCCGTGTTTGCGCCAGAGCGCCTGCACGTCTGAGCCAGACTCCCACTTGAAATCTTTGGTTGGCGTAGACGGATAACTGATTTTTGAATGTGGGGGTAGTTCAATCATTGTGTTGCTCCTTTTAATAGTTCTAGTCTCTCCCGCGCTACGCGCAAGGTGTTATAGCGCTGGTGAAGGCGCTCAAGCACGCTGACGCGCTTGGCGCCCACGCGTTCCTCGTTGAGCAGTCTGAGAACGTCGTCTTCGCTCATTCTGCTAAGTTGGCTGTTAAGGCTTCGCCAAGTGTTTGTCAATTTTTCTCTCCAATTGTGTGATTGTCGTATGTACGCGGACGACAGCACGGGCGGCGGCGTTGGCCTCACGGCCCCTGATGCGCAACTCGGCTTTGGCCACCTTCAGTTTGGCTTTCCATTGGTCAATTCGTTTCATGTGTTCTTGCTCCTTAGTTTGGCTTCAATGGCTTTAGCAAAAGACTTGGCATCAACACCATCCCAAGGGATTTCATCCTCATCCGTCAGCCCTACCCATGTGCGCTGTGGTTTCCATCCCAATGCAGTTGCTATGCGCTTGGCGGATGATTCGTCAATGACTGGCTGTGCGGGTGGGGTGGGCTTGCGTGTCGGTATGGTGATTTGTTGAAGCAAATAATCCGCTTCTTCAAGCGACATAACATCATCGCTAAAAGCGCCCCACGTATGACGGCGCAAGTTCCACACTTCACGATAGCCTCGGGGATTCCACCTTGCTATTGCGTAGTGGCCCTGTACTCCGTCGGCTCTGTCGCTAAGGTATGGCGCCCACGCCACAGGCTCATCCTTCGCTTCTAGTTGTGGTGGGGTGGAAAGAAACTCCATCCAATAGCCCACTTCTGCATATTTAAGACTTAAATTGCGCTTCTTGGCAAACTCTGTGATGGCTTCCACCGCTGGGCTTGCCTCATCAACACTAGACAAAATTAGCCGTTTCTCACGTGAAGTTAACCAACCCATAAAGTCAAATAACGCTCCCGCAACTACTGAATGCGCCATAGGCTCATCCTTCGCTTCTAGTGCGGCTTTAATGGCGGTGATGGCTTGTTCACGTTTTTTAACATCTTGCCTGTGCTCCACAACATAATGCGCTTCACTCAACGCCTTTAATGCAAGGCGTAATGCTTCGTCTTTAGTCATCGCGGTGCGTCCTCATAATTGTCAGGATTGAACTTGGGCACGTTGGTGCCTTTGTCTTTGGGGTTTGGGAAAGGTGGAAATGGCCACGTCATGGTTTGTCCTTCAGCACGGTTTCAAGCGCGTCCAGCGCCTTGTCCCATTGGTGGTAGTCAAGGCTGCTGTTAAACGCTTTGACCAATTCAACGGCCAGCTTCTCAACCAGCCTCAAATACTCTTGTTCACTCATTTCAATTCCTCCATTGCAATGTCCGATATGGCGCGCTTGTCATGCAAGGCTGCCCAAATTTTTTCATCCACTGTTTTGCTGGTCAGCATCACGTAGCACCAGACGGGGTGCTGCTGGCCGGATCGGTGCAGACGTCCGATGGTTTGCTCGTAAAGTTCGAGACTCCACGGCAGGGACAGAAAGACCATGTGACAGCCCCCATGCTGCAAGTTAAGCCCGTGACCTGCTGATTTCGGATGCACGGCCAATAGTCGAATCTTGCCGGCGTTCCAGCGCTCAATAGCATTGGCGTCATCGAGCGTGGTGACGTTAAATCGTCGCTTGAGTTCGGCCAGTTCTTCTTGGTAGTTGTAAACAAGTATGGTATTAGTGCGTTGGTTTTCATCCAATAACTCCTCTAATCTTTCAAACTTGTGCAGGCTGTACCAAATTGGACGCTGGCTGGATACAAACTTGCCCGGCGACTCTGACGGCGTTGACGTTGTGTCGTAAACAAAACCTGACGCCAGTTGTTGTAGCTTGCCTGTGACAACGGCGGCGTTGACGGCTGTGATGCCTTCCAGCACAAAGTCTTTTTTCATGGTGTTGTACGGCGTCATGTCCATTGTGCAAGCCAGTTCCACAGTATGCAAAGGCGGTAACTTGTCCTTATACTCACCTGCCTCTAAGACAAATGTGGCCGGCCGTATCACGTCCATGACCTTGGCCAGCGAGCCAACGCGCGGTGCCCATTCGCCAAACTCCTTATTGATCAGCACAAAGTATTGCTGCATGAACGCGCCTTTGCTGCGCCCTAGCAATGACTGATCAACTATCTTGCACTGGCCAAACACGTCCTCAAGGCCGTTGCTGGTAAACGAGCCGGTCAAGCCCCAGCGCACGGTCATAGGGTCAACCACTTTGAGGAATGCTTTGAAGCGTGTGCCTGATGGATTCTTGAGCCGCGTCAGTTCGTCAAACACCACGCCATCAAAGTTCAGCTTCTGCTCGGCCAGCCACTGCAAGTTGTCGTAGTTGGTCACAACCACTTGGGCGGGGCTTTTAAGGGCGTCTAATCGCTGTTTTGGTGCCCCAACGCACAGAGCCATGCTCAGGCGGTCTGCCCACTTGGGGCGCTCGACCGGCCACACGTCGGTGCAGACGCGCTTGGGCGCCAACACCAGCCAGCGCTTGACGTGGCCGTCGCGGATCATCTCCCACATGGCCGTCAGAGTGATGGCCGTCTTGCCTGCACCGACGGGCGCCAAGATCATGGCACGGTCATGCTCAAAGAGAAAGTCAGCGGCTGTCTCTTGATACGGTCGTAATGAAACCATCAACTTGTTCCTTAGTCCACAAACATGTGTAGTTCTGGCGCAATAGCGCCATCTCTGTCTGAAATAATTTTTGTAGTTCACTCAATCTGCCGCCTTTGGTTTTCAATTCCACAAACCACGTCTGGCCATCGGGTAAACACGCAATGCGATCTGCTACACCTTTGCGTCCGGGAGATGTAAACTTCCAAGTCCGGCCACCGATGCGCTGCACCGCCCAATCAAAATAAACTTCAATTTCTTTTTCTCTCATGGTCGTAAAGTATACATGTAAAAAAGATTTGCACAACAATTATTTCTGTGCTAACATTCAAGTTCAATTCAATAAAGGAAAGTATGCTTCACTCAAATATCGTCGGCGGCTCAACAGCAAAGCGCGTGATCAACTGCCCCGGCAGTGTGGCGCTGGTGCAGAAAATGCCGCCAAGGCCATCCAGCAAATACGCTGACGAAGGCACACTCCTACACAACGTCATGGCCGAACTCATCATGGGCGATGAAGCCCCTGAGCATTACCTTGGCGCGCGCTATGAAGACCAAGTTCTGACGCAAGAATTGATTGATAATAAAATCAAACCAGCACTGGAGGCGCTTGATGCAATTGACCCACAACGAGTCATGGAAATTGAGGCCGAGACACACGTCAATTTTGGTGACTTGCTTGACGGCGTCTTTGGGTCTACTGATCTTATCGGTCGTCTTGGCAATCGTGCCGTTGTACTGGATTGGAAATTCGGCGACGGCGTTATGGTCGAGGTTGAGGAAAATCCGCAACTGATGTTCTACGCGGCGGCTGCTATGCGCACGCCAGAAGCGCAGTGGGCTTTTGAAGGCGTCACTGAGATTGAGTGCGTCATTGTGCAACCACCACAGGTGCGCCGCTGGGTGACAACGCCTGAGCGCATCGCCAAGTTTGAATTAGAACTGGTGCAGGCCGTCAAGCAAGCCGAGAAGCCTGACGCAAAGCTGGCCGTGGGCGATCACTGCAAGTGGTGCGCGGCCAAGCCTATCTGTCCCTTGATGACCGGCGCAGTTGATCGCGCATTGAAGGTGCAGATCGAAGCGCTCCCCGCGCCTCAGATCAGCGACTACCTCAAGACCGCTGACATGCTTGAGGAATGGATCAAAGACTTGCGCGCTTTGGCATTGCAGATGCTTGAGTCAGGCGCCAAGTTGCCCGAATACAAACTGGTGGCCAAGCGTGCCATCCGGTCATGGTCAGACGACGAGAAAGCAAAGATCGCTTTGTTCGCTTATGGCCTCACAGAATCTGAAGTGATGGAGACAACTGTCGTCTCCCCCGCGAAGGCCGAAAAGGCGCTTAAAAAGCGCAAGATCGGCCTACCGGAAGACCTCGTGGTCGCCATCTCGTCAGGTAACACTTTGGCAACCGTGGATGACCCACGACCCGAAGTGATGCTCTTGGGCAAGCAATTAAGCTCTGCCCTTTCTAAACTACAGTAAGGAAAAATCATGTCAAATTTAGTAACCTTCTCTCAAGCTAATCTACCTGCCGTTTCAACTTTATCCAGCGCTTTGCGTTCGATCCAAGCCGAAGTTGGCCCGTCCGGTGTTGTCATCATCAAGATGGACAAAACTGGCCACTGGGTCTTTGGCGCAGATCAAACCGAAGTCGAAGACGACGCCATCTGGGCAGTCAACCCTTTCTCATTTGTGCATGGTTTCATCGCTTGGGGCGATGGCGAAGTGCTTGGCGAGAAGATGACAAGCGTTAGCAACCCATTGCCTGAGTTAGATGAGGCACCGCCCCAAGCCAAGAAGGGCTGGGAAACTCAGGTCGGTATGTCCATCAAGTGCCTGACAGGCGAAGACAAGGGCATGGAAGCGCGCTTCACCACCACGTCAGTGGGTGGTAAGCGTGCAGTTCAGACCTTGGCTGTGGCTCTGGCCGAGCAGGTCGAGAAAGACCAGACCAAGCCAGTGCCTGTCGTGCGTCTGAAGAAAGACCACTACAGCCATAAATCCTACGGCAAGATTTACACGCCAGTGTTTGAAGTTGTCGAATGGGTGAGCATGGATGGTGAGGCACCTGCTGCTGTTGAGCCTGAAGAAGCGCCAGCCGCACCAGCACGCCGTCGCCGTTCAGCGTAACCTTTCTGAAGCCCCGTGACAGGGGGCTTTGTAAAGTGTATGATAGGGCTGTGCTTGGCGGCACATTCAAGGTAAGCCCTAGTCTGCATTCTGCTCGCACCTTGCGAGTCCGCCAACACCTTACGGTGAGAATGCAGTCTAGGGCTTTTTTATTGGTCTATATGGAAAAGATATGTTTAACCTGCAGTTTAGGGTTTAGCGCAAAACGTGACTGGCAAAAGTTTTGCACGGCTAAATGCAGACACAACGCGCCAGCTAAAAAATTAGTGACGCAAGCGTTTCAACAATCGCGCAGAACTCTTATAGACAAAATTAAAATCGAACGTGGGTGTTCTATTTGCGGGTATAAAGTGCACGCCGCCGCGTTAGATTTCAATCACATTATCGGCGACAAAAATTTTAGTATTAGCCAAGACCCCAAAGTCGCGTTGCATAAGCTATTGGGTGAGATAAACAAATGTGAAATTTTGTGCGCTAACTGCCATCGCGTGCATACATACGAGCATCGGCATTGGCAAACTAAACGCAAGTCAAAGGTAGCCGCATGAGCATACTTTGGCTTGACTACGAAACAAAAAGTGCGTGTAACTTGTTGACCAAGGGCGCGTACAACTACGCCCAGCATCCAAGCACTGAGATGCTATGCGCAGCGTATGCGTTTGATGACGAGGATGTTCAACTTTGGTGGGCGCATGAGCCAACGCCACAACGATTGGTTAACTACTTTAAATCTGGCGGTCAGATACGTTGTCACAACGCAGGGTTTGACCGGCTGATAACTTGGTTTGTGGTTTGCGCAGACTATGAACTGCCTGAACCTGCCTTAGATCGTTGGTACTGCACCGCTACGCAAGCGCGTGCTAATTGCGCGCCTGGCAGTTTAGAAGATGTTGGCCGGTTTGCTGGCGCTGACATGCGAAAAGATCATCGGGGCAAACAACTTATTCGCTTGTGCTGCATCCCACCGTTTAACGAAGACCAAAAAATCCTAGAAGAACTTGGTGAGTACGCCAAGCAAGACGTGCGCGCCATGCGTGCGATCAGCAAGGGCATGCGCGATCTGTCAGACGATGAACTACTCGACTATCACGTCAACGAAAAGATCAACGACCGAGGCGTGCTGGTGGACGTGCCGCTGTGCCACGCCGCAGTCAAGTACGCGTCAGACGAGTTGATCGAGATTGAAGATATTGTCAAAGAAGTGACCGAAGGCGCTATCACCAGCGTGCGCAGCCCTCGCATGCGTGAGTGGGTCTGGGATCGTGTCGATGAAGAAGCGCGCAAGCTGATGCAAAAGGATGACAAGGTCAGCATTGACAAAACCGTACGTGCAAACCTTTTAAACTGTGATGGAGTACCGCCCGATGTTCAAGAAGTCATTCAATGCGCAGACGACCTTTGGGCATCGTCCGTGGCTAAGTTCAACCGCCTCGCCTGTTTGGCAGATGAGGAGGATCAGCGAGTCCGAGGAGCGTTTGTATTTGCAGGCGGTTCAGCAACAGGCCGCGCATCGTCTTACGGCGCCCAAGTCCACAACTTCACTCGCAAGTGCGCTGAAGAACCCGCAGCCGTACGAAACGCTATGGTCAGAGGGCACGCCATCGTGCCTCGGTATGGAAAGCGCGTTACCGATGTTCTCAAAGGAATGCTCCGGCCTGCCATCATTCCCGCCGCAGGGAAGCATCTTGTGGTTGCCGACTGGGCGGCCATCGAAGCCCGCGTCAATCCGTGGCTTTCCGGACGAGGCGCCGATAAATTGGAACTATTCCGCACTGGGGAAGACGTCTACAAAGTTAATGCAGCCGCGACGTTCAACATTCGCGTTGATGACGTCACCAAGGATCAGCGCCAGATTGGAAAAGTTCAGGAACTTGCTTGTGGTTTTGCTGGCGGTGTTGGCGCCTTTGCTGCTATGGGTCGGGCTTATGGGATCAGTCTTCCTGAACCTGTTGCCAAACGCATGGTTGACGGTTGGCGGCGTGCTAATGG